AAGTCTTAGTATCAAATACTGTTCTAATTGTTCTAATAATTGCTTCTACTTTAATACTATGTCCGTGAGCAATATCAACTGTAATATAATCTGGTATAATGTTTTCATTCACCAGGTCTCTTAAAATCTTATACGCATCTAGATTCACACCAATCGAAATACTAATTGGTAGATCTAAGAGTTTCATCTTCTTACTAAATGCTACTGTATCAGTATCAAATCTATGATGAATATAAAAATAACCAGCATTCGCTAACATAATTGCTATATCATCATTAATAACGCACTCCATATTCGCAGGAACAACGGGTAGTTCAAAGACAAAGTTACCAAATTGAATATTAGTATCACACTCGCTTCTGGAGTTTACTATACACTTTTTAGGTATAAGATTAATAGATTCATAGTCAAACTTCATTCCTATAGTAAGTAGTAACTCGTTTTTTAAGTAAAATTGATTATTGATTATTTGTTAGATATATTAACAAATGAGTCAAGATACTGGAAAGTGTAGAACAAATTTAAAAGATCAGTTTTATACCAAAGCATCTGTTGCTAAAGAGTGTATTAAGATAATTAAAGAAGAGATTAAAGATTATCGTAACTATCAGTGGTTAGAACCTTGTGGAGGGAATGGTGCTTTCTTAACTAGAGGCTGTATTGCTTTAGATATTGAACCTAAACATAAGAGAGTTATAAAACAAGACTTTTTAGACTATACTCCTTCTGGAGAAAAACCTATCTTAACTTATGGGAATCCTCCTTTTGGGAAACAATCATCTTTAGCAAAGAGTTTTATTAAACATGCGGCATCATTTAGTTCAATCATTGCTCTCATTTTACCAAGATCATTTGTAAAACCAAGTATGAGTAGAGCATTCCCTAAACAGTTTCACTGTATCTATACGAAAGAGTTAGAAAAAGATTCATTTGAAGTAAATAGTAGTTCTTATGATGTGCCATGTGTTTTCCAAATCTGGATAAAGAAAGATACAGATAGAAATGATACGCCTAGGATAGAAGCAACTGGTTTTACTTATGTAAAATCAGTTGAATCTTATGATATTACTATACGACGGGTTGGAATAAATGCTGGAACTACACTTAGTAAAGGTAAAAAAGTATCTCCACAATCTCACTACTTTATTAAGTTAGATGATGTAGAAAAAATTGCTTTTGTTATTGAAAAGATGAATGAACACATCTTCCCTTCTAATACGGTTGGTCCAAGAAGTTTATCAAAAGGGGAAGTTAATACAGTTTTGAATACAATTCTTTCTACTGCTTCTTAGTTGCACTCTTTACAGTAACATTTTTACGAGTTGTATCAATTCCAAATAACTTTGCTGCTGCAGATACTTCACTATCCTTACATCCCACGTATTCTCGTGAGATGTAAGAAAATGTGCGACCTTCTTCTTCAATCCACTTTTTCAAATTCTCCTTTGTTAAGAGTGTTTCTTTTTTAATTCCTTTTGATTCATTCTCTTTCTTCTTCTTCTCTTCTTCACCTCGTTGCCACTCTTTCATCTCTTTTGAATCACGAAATTTAGTGATTTCTTCTACAGCGGTTGTTGCTACTTCTGCTACTGTTGTTACTGGATTTTCTTCTTTAACGGGCTTCTCTTTCTCCTCTTTAACAGGCTTCTCTTTCTCCTCAAAAATCTTCTTCAAGTAAGAATACTCATCTTTCATACGATTCATAAGTGCCTTATGAATCGCGGTTATGCCATAGGCACCAATCAGTGTTGATAAATCGTCTTCCATTTCTATAGTAGATATGTATTAAATGTTTAGACCTAATCAAAATATCTTGTTTCAAAATTCTTCTTATATGTAAAAGCTATTTCTGCTAAATTTTCTGCTTCATCATTTCTTTTTGGATGTATATAACGAATTCCAATATTATTAAAAATACTTATATACATCTTTATCTTTTTTAGATGCTCAGAATATGCTTTTTTAGGTATTCTTTTAGATACAATAGATTTTATTAGAAGTATAGAATCAGATTCTATCATTAAATCATAAATATCATTTTCTAATGCGTGCTCCAACCCTTTGAATAGAGCATAAAAGTTTGATTCACTAAGATTTTCTGTTTCTTTTGTATAGTAACCATATTCTAAGAGAGGAGATCTATACTTACTATCTTTTTTAGACATAAGAATTATTCCACATGACTGTGATGATGATTTAATTTGTAAAAGATTACACTCATGTTTATGTTTTGTCCCTCGTAAGTAGTAGTAGTCCATCTATTTAATTTGAATATTTTAACCTGCCTCTCCCTTTTTCCACTTGATAGATAGACCAAGTATCAACTATTAGTAACATTTCAGTATCCCGATTAGAACCAGATATGTTCTGTAAATCAACAACTATATTAGGTTTATCCGCAGTGCTAAAATTCACACTCCCTTCTGGCTGATGAGTAGCGGTAGCTCTCTTGCCTCTCTGTTCTCCTAAATCCCAGTTCATAATACCTAATCCTTCACCAGAATAACGATCTTCTTTAGAGTGTTGGGTTAGGATATTCCATACTAGAGGTGAAAATAGTGATTCTCTATCTCTTGAAGCGATAAGTAGTGATATGTTATTATAATACTCTTTATTTACTGTATCAGAACTAATCTTCCATAATCTATTAATCTCGATATCGGATCTCTGTCTCATAAAAAATAGTAGTCTTGAAGCTGGATGAACTGCATCTATACGTTTAAATATGTATGTTAAAGCATTATTTAACATTCTAGCATAATCTTTTTCAGTAAAATAGAATATATTCTCATATAATCGTGAGAATAGGAGTTCTTGCGATGATTCCACTAAACCTTTCTGTGTATCAGGGTCAACATAGATATGTCGTGTTTCTAAGTATATGTTTGGCAAATCCATCTGATAACGGTCAAGTGTTGAAAAGTTTGTTACATTAGAGTTCTTATCTACTATTTTAAAATCGGATCTATTCCAAGGATATAAGCTTGGTTTTCTTACAGAACTATCAGAGCACTCAACTAAATCTTCTAATTTACGAAGTGTAAGACGTAAACGGAAAATCTGAGTCCGGACTCCATAACTTGGGAATCCTCCATCTTCTATATTTTGGCATCCAAGTAAAGGAAGTTCTAATCTTAACTGTTTTGGTCTAGCATTACGTTGTATAGAGATATTTGAACCATCATGTAATCCTACAAGTGAATTTTCTAAGAAAGAAGAGTTAATAGAACCTCTTGATAGTCTGGTAGCATATAGTGCATCACCACAAAACTCTTGTAGAAGAATCTGATCTTGATAAATCTGTATCTTAGAAAATAAGAAGTATCCAATACCTCTGGTATACCCATATGAGTTAGAAGAAATATCTTGAATTATACTATTATTGTTTAAAGAAGCATACTCACTTGGTAACCAAGTAGGTAGATCAATTAAGAGTGTGGGATGAGTAAATAGATCTCCCGCTACTTCAAATTCAAACTCTACAACTTTTCCAAAATCTACGTTATTTATGGGTGGTATCTGTCTTCTTTCGTGAACATAAGCAGGGCCGCGTTTATAGTTATTTCGAAATGGCGATACAGAAGTAAAAGCGTCGGCTTGAAAGTATACATCTTTGTTTCCTCTGGCTAATAGTTCATACAGAGCTCCTTCTTTTGTAAGTTCTGTCATACTACTCTAATTTTATTTTAATTTATAATTAGGGGAATGAAACGCTGGGAAAAGAATTTGAAGATACTCTTCTAAAAAAATTGAAAATATTTTTTCATATAGGATTGTATCAAGTTAAAAAATGAGTGAGTTAGAATATGAATATGCTCTTAAGCGTATGAAGCAACTTTTATATAGCACATTTATAAATAATCTATCTGATGATGAGATTATTAGTATAATGTTTGAATATAAGTATGGATATAAATATGATTTTCTAAGATGCTCTGGTGAATGCCATCGTATAGGTAATTATATATTAACACGTAAAAAGCAGTTTAGTGTCCCACGATTTAGTTTACCTCGTTTATATGATGGGGATGGGAAAATAAATAATATATATAAAAATGTAAATATTAATATAAGATGTTATGCTCATAAGGATATTGATGAACCTACATATGCTAAAATTATCTCTACATATCAATTAATAAATAGTATAAGCCTAAAGTATAAAGACAATCCTTCTATTATTCCCAATATGATTAAAAAAGATTATATGATTAAACCATCGTGTAGTATTTCTCCAGAAGCTAAAGCAGAAATGGATTTTATTGAAGCATTATCTTCAAATCTATCAGAAAAAATTCCAGAAGAAAAGAAGAAACTATGGATAGATGAATATAATAGTTTAAAACAAGAACAACTAAAAGAAAATTTAAAGTATGAAATAGATTATAAAAAACGTATGGAAGAAATTGCTCAGAAAAAGAAAGATGAAGAGGACGCAAATTTAATTAGAGAAAATGAATTGAAAAAAGAAAATGAAAAGAAGTATAATGATACCTATAATATGCTAATGAATTCATTTAAGTAAAAATTAGATAAGTGCTAATTTAATAATTTTTTATTTTTATGATACTTAATTCTATTAATTAAATTAATTTTTTCTTTATTATTTTGATAATATATCTTTCTATTTTCTTTTATTTTTTCTTTATTTTTTTCAACATATAATTTAATAACTAAAATTTTTTTTTCTTTATTTTTTATATAATATTCTTTTTTTCTTAATTTAATCTTTTCTTTATTTATTTTTTCATATTCCTTTGTATACTCTTTTCTATTTTTAACTCTATCATTTTCATTATCATATACATTTGTATTCAAACAAAATTCAGAGTTTTCTTTTCTTATATATTCATATTCTTTTTCCAATAAATCTTTTTTGCTGATATTATCAAACTCTTCTAATAAAGTAATCTTAATGTTTTCCCAACCAATAGAATTTATATGACTATATAATTTAGAGTTTGAATTTTTAGAATCTTTTTTATGATTTTTTAATCTTGTAGATAATTTTGATATTGTAGAACCAATATAGAAATACCCATCATTACATGTTATTTTATATATTTTTGGTTTATTATTATGTTTTATATTTTTGTTATATGATATAGAAGCTGTATTTAAACAAAACTTATCTGAAATTACCTTTTCTATATATTCAGTTTCTTTTAATAATAATTCATTAATATTTGTATATTCAATTTCTTCTATAAGATTAATTTTAATCTTATTCCAATCAATAGTTTTTAGATGAATATATAATTTAGAAGCGTAATTTTTTTTAAGATTATATTTATGATCTAATAGTATATCTTTAAGAGATTGTATAGTATAAACAATATAAAAGTATTCATCCGGACAAATTAATTTGTATATTTTACCTTTATTCATATTTAATTAGAATGTATAAATTAAGAAATATCAATTTTTAAATATTATAATAAATTAGAGAAAATGTCAGTAAATAAAAAATGGGATGCATATGTTATAAGTTTAGATAGAACCCCTGAAAGAATGAGGTTTATTGAGGCAGAGTTTAAGGATACTGTGCTAAATATAAAAAAATTTTCTGCTTATGATGATCCTCAGAAAAGAGGATGGGTGGGAATCGGGCACTCATACATTAACGTCGTAAAAAAACATATGGAAGAAGATCCTGACTTTACAAAGAAACTATGTATCGTTTTAGAAGATGATGCGTATAGAATTCAAGATAAGGAAACGTTCAATAAACGTTGCACACAAATCTTTGAGTATTTAGAAAATCATAGAGGAGAGTATAGTCATTTTCAAGGAGGTGGAATCTATCCAACTATTGATAAAATAGAGTGTGAAGATCCTCTTTTGATTCGTTGTGACTGGATTACTTGTGCTACTTTTACAGTAATCGGTAAAGAAGCAGCGGATACTATTCTTAAGTATAGTGAAGTGTCTGATGATAAGAAAGAACCAATTGATAACTATTTAGCAGCACATAATCGGAAAAAGATGTTGGTGCCGTTTCCTCATCTAGTATGGCAACTCTTTGGCACCCCTTCAACTATTTCATCAGAAGATCAGAAAACGACACTTAATGAGGGATTTCGTAACGCCCATAAATCATTTGTTGAATTCTTATCTAAACAGAATATTCATCTCAAAGATAAGAATATGAGTTTAAATATGATGGGGGGAGCAAGAAATAGAAGAAAAACACTATCATATCTTGATACTGTTATGCGTAAAAGAAGAATGTTAATCAAGCGCTATCATTTAAAAAGTAGTTCTATGAACTTTGGGAAGAAGGCGCCTTCAACAAAAACTCGGCGGCTTTCCCATGCTTCCAAGGCAAAGTAAGTATCCCTCTTCTTCCATAACGATAAAATTCAACGACATGCTCTTTTACGTGCTTGTCCTCGGATTTTACCCAATCGCTTAACTGTTTTTTCAAATCTTGATACCCTGGATCAGTTTCTGCAATACCTAAGTCTAAAACTTGTTTTAGCAACCTAATAGTTTCTGTTAATCTATCTTTTACAGTTTTTGAAGACATCTTATTTTAATAAATTCTTTAGGTTTAAATAAGTAGTATCTCTATATTTTAGTAAAATGTGTGGAATATGGTTCTGTTTAGGAGATTTTTGTTGTGCGAATTATCACAACTATGTAAATAAGATTAAGAACAGAGGTCCTGAAGATACTATGATACAAACTATTCCTAGACTAGGTATAATGGGTTTTAATCGCTTAGCAATTAATGGATTAAATAAAGAAGGGATGCAACCGATGAGTCTTGGTCCTGTTATATGGATGTGTAACGGTGAAATCTATAACTGGGTTTCATTAGCTAAGACACATGATATAAAAACTACTTCTAATAGTGACTGTGAGATTCTTGGTCATCTCTATCTAAAGTATCGTGATGATTTAACTACATTTTTTAGACTACTTGATGGAGTGTTTGCTCTAATTATCTGTGATACTGAGAGGAATATCGTAATAGTGGGTAGAGATCCTTATGGCGTTAGACCTTTATATATGGGATATAACTACTTGAATCCAATAAGTAGTCATCTTAGTAAAAAGTATTTTTCTTCAGAAATAAAAGGGTTAGTGCCTCTCTGTAGAAGTGTTGAAACGTTCAAACCTGGAACCTATAGAGTATTTAATTCTTTAACAAATATCTGTGCGGTAGATGAGAGATATCATCAAACTCCTTTTTTAAAGAATCCTCAATATAAAGACTTCTTTATTGCATCAACTGCTCTACGTGTTGCTCTTGAATCTGCGGTAGAAAAACGTTTACTTACTGAAAGACCAATCGCATGTCTCTTAAGTGGCGGTTTAGATAGTTCTCTTATTGCTTCACTAGTTCAGAAGAATCTTAATCGTCTCAACTTACCTTCATTAAAAACGTTCTGTATTGGGATGCCAGGTTCAACGGATGTTGCTTTTGCAAGAAAGGTAGCAGATTTTATTAAATCCGACCATACTGAAATTATTCTTACATCTCAAGATTTTCTAGATGCTATTCCTCACG